AACCGATGAAGCGGGCAAGCTTCAATGGAGACAACACATGAAAGTTTTAACGATTGATATGCACCCGGGCGCGGGCTCGCAAATTGTTTACAACAATGTCGAGACGTGGACATGGGATGACACCAAATTGGAAATCATCCTAACCAACGAAACGACGGTGCGCTTTAACCCGGCCTATGTGATCGCCCTTGTCTGGCAAGAAATCGAAGAGCCGGAAGAAGAGAACCAAGAAATTCCATCCGTTAAAGACTATGAGGACCGACTATGAGCGAACCAAGACATGCTATGATTTTTGAATCCTTCGATGAGCCCGGCTGGTGGCTGAACATGGTGCCCGAAGCAGAAGGCGACGATGATCGAAGCCCCGCGGCTGCCGAAACGTTTGGGCCTTTCGATAGCCCCGACATCGCCCGAACCTTTGCTTCGCAGACTTTTCAAAACACCGGCTTTGAGATACCGGTTTACATTTTGTCCCCGATGGGATGAATGCGTATCGACACTTCCGGCAACGTGGGCATTAAAAAGAAATAACTTTTAAAAAAAATAAGACTAAACCAAGGGCCCTTCGGGGCCCTTTTCTTTTGGAGGAGGTGGCCCGACCCACGCCGTTTGATCCGCTTACTTCGGCCAAAGTAAACGCTTTAGGAGTCTACGCAGGCCGGGCCGAAAGAAAGTCTAACAGATCATGAGCCGCGGCTCACGTCCCGTATGTATCCAAAAGCGACACGTGCAGCAGCATTCACGGCCCACGGGGCAACGTATTTAACGCCGTTCTCTTTATATAGAGCCAGAAAATAAGAAAAAGAAAAAAGGTCAAAATAGCCGTAACCGGTGTAACCGTGTAACTTTGGTCAAAAAGTCTTTCTATTATATAGACTTACAGAGTTACATAAGACAAAAACAAATATGTAACGTAACCAAAGTTTATGTAACCAGTAGAGGCCGTTCGGTCCTTAAGGGGGTCTGGGGAAATTTTTTCAAAAAATATTTTTCTGGATACATATATAGAAAGGGGCTAATTTAAGCTAGACTATCGCTGAATAACTGGAGAATAGGTATGCCCAGAAAGAACACCTCGAAGATGGTCCCGGTTGAGCCCAAGAAAAAGGTTGGCCGACCGAGAGCGACCAAAGCGCAGCCGCTCACCCGCAGGCAGGAATTGTTTGTGAAAGAGCTGGTATCGAAGGATGGGCAGATCACCATGCGTGAGGCAGCAGTCAATGCTGGCTACCCCGCATCGTCTGCACACACGAGGGCTTACGAGTTAACGAACCCACACATCAGCCCGCACGTGGTGGCGGCCATTCAAGCGTATAGGGCGGAGCTGGATGAAAAGTTCGGGGTCAACTACCAACGCCATCTTCGAGACCTTCAAACGATTCGAGATATGGCATTGCAGAACGGAGCTTACTCGGCAGCCGTTCAAGCAGAATACCGGCGAGGGCAAGCGCAGGGCGACATTTACGTGAGCAAATCAGAAGTCCGCCACGGCAGCATCGACAGCATGAGCAAGGACGATGTTCTGAAAGCGCTTGAGGAGATTAAAAACCAATATGCCCCGATCACTATCGACGTTACTCCCGAAGGACCGAGCAATACCCAGAACCGCGACAAAGCGCGAAGCAGACTTTTGGCGCATGATGAAGACGGGGATGGAGAAGAGTTCGAGGAAGCTGAAATCCACTAGGCTAGAAACGTGGGCGATGCCCGGCGTTCCTGACGTGCTGCTTTGTGACGAGCAGGGCGATTTTCATTTTGTGGAATTGAAGGCGACCGGCGGCCAAGCCGTCGAGCTGCGACCCCACCAAGTCGCGTGGATGTCTACACACGCACACGCCAGCGTTTGGATTTTAGTTCGCAAGATTAAAACCAAGACGCTACCCGAACAGATATTTTTGTATCCCGGCAGCGCGGCAATGGATTTGCGTTTCGATGGTTTGAAAGTCGAGCCGCTTTACCAGTCAGAAGGCCAACCCGATTGGGAAACCATTTTGAGCTTGATCTGTCCCACAACATCGCATACAATCCCATAGTCAACTAATGACGGAGGATTGACATATGCAACCAATAGAAAAAGATAGGTTCGATTCGAGCCTATACGACCAACGCCACGGCGGCCCGTTTGATCGGGGCGGCGCGGATTATTATTACGGACGCGCTTTTGATCCGCACTATTTCGTGGGCGCAACGCACAACAGCGACCGGGTTGAAATGAAAGATATGACCCCGGAAGAAATTGCGGCTTACACGCGTGGGTTTAATGCTGCCGAGGAAAACGGCACCCAAAAAGACTGGGGGGAATAATGTTTTTTATCGAATGGCTTTATAAGCTTTTGTTTGGTGATGACGCGGCTGACGATTTACGCGAGCAGCCGAGACGAAAACGAAAGTAAAAAACGCAAGCCCGGTTGACGCCGGGCTTTTTTTGAGACAACGCAAATAACTTTTTAAAAAATTAACTTGACAAGTATAAGATAATATGCGATAGTGGGTGTGTTAGCTGGATGGGCCAGTTAACCGGGGCGGGCAAGCCCTGATCTTTCAATCAGCTACGGAGGGTGTGCTTATGTACATCGACACCGAAAAGCTGGACGGCTTCAGCAGCGAAGAGTTGCTGACGTTCTACCGCAACGCAGCCCACACCGGTTGCCACGCGGGTGGCCACACTAAAGGCCACATGAATGGCGTCCAAGCAAAGCGCTACGCTGCCGAACTGGCAAACCGCGGGGTAAGTATTCCTGAATACTACGCCGCTGCCGGTGAGGGGACTTTCAACGGTCCCGGCAGTTGGTAACGCCACAAGCCCGGTTGACGCCGGGCTTTTTTTTCGACTAATGTATGCGATAAGTCTTATATCTACGGAGGGCAAACCATGTTAAAGACTGTTGACTATAGCCGCGCAACAAAAACCCGCGGCATCGCTGTAACCTACCGGGCCGGGAGCGGAGAAAAATACGCGACTTGCCCGGCATCATGCAAAATGAATTGCAGCGGCAAGGGCTCGCAAAAAATTGACGCGGAATATTTGGACGCGTTATTGGACGCGGTGCCACGCCGGGGCGTCTCTTTTACTTACTCGCATTTTGAATGGCACCAATGGGCCGACCGATTGGCCGACGGGAAAACCGTTATTAACTACAGCACCGAAAGTTTAACCAAAGCCGCGGCAGCGTCGCGGGCGGTGCCGACCGTGGTGGTGGTTAGCGAAAAAGATTGGGGCGAATCCAAAACCATGCGGGCCCCATTGTTTGGCCGCACCGATAGCCGGGGCAATTTTGTTCAATCCGATTCGGTTCGGGTGGTGCGCTGCCCGGCAGAATATCGCGCCGGGTTTAGCTGCGCCGATTGTGGGAACGGGGAACCGTTATGCGGCCGCCGGGATCGCGATTTTATTGTGGGATTTTCTGCGCATGGTCCCAGCAAGAAAAAAGCCGCGGACCCGGAGACGCGTGGCGGATGCTATGCGGACGCGGGCAATTGCCGGATATGGTGGGACGATACCGCGAACGGTGAGCAGCCGGAGACCGACGCGGAAAAGGTGAAACGGTTTGCGCAATCGCTGCCGCCCGGGTCCATTGTCCGCCACCATGTTGCCGGGGATATTGGGGCCGAATAACTTTTTGAAAAATTAGCTTGCGGGATGTGGGATTTTCTGCGATATTATGGGGGCAGACCGGGCAATGGTCTGCCCTTACTTTTAACTACGGAGAAAAAAATCATGACTTATCAAACTAACGCTTTCGCGCATGGCATCGGAAACAGCACCGTTTCGTCGCAGTGGTTTAGCCGCCCGGCGGATCAAAAATTTCTGTCACTTGATGACATGCTCGCATTTAAGAAAGTGGACGCGCAGCGGATGACAAGCCGCACCGTTGACACTCACAAAATCCAAATCATTGGCGAATTGGATCAAGACAACCCCAGCCGGGGAGACTTGCGCATTGAGTATGCCGACGATAATTACCGGGAACACGTGAACAGCCCCACGAATTGGAGCTTTGGCCAGCTATCACAATTGGCCGGGGCACCGTCGGGCTATTTGCGAGACTTGCCCGCACCATTGGCGGCGGACTGTATCCAATGGGGTTTGCGTTATAACCGGGGCAAGGAACTGGTAAAGGTATACGGCAGCCAAGCCGACGGCGGAGAGCTGCGGGCCGCAACCGGTCCCGATTATGGCCGCATTTTCGATTGGGAAATACTCGAACCCATTAAGCAATTGGTTGACGCGTCCGGGGGCCGTTGGAAAGTGCCCGGGATGATGACCGGCAGCCGTGACGGTTTAGCCGTTTATGATCCCGACGTGCCGGTGAGCATGGACACCACCACCCTTTTCGCCAGCGACCGCGACGTTTTCGTTTTCTTAGTGGATGACCGCAACCCCATCGAAGTCGGCAAGCTTGCGAACGGTGAGCCGGATTTGATGTTCCGGGGTTTCTACGCGTGGAACAGTGAGACCGGTAGCAAAACCGCCGGGATCGCTGCGATGTATCTCCGCGGGGTTTGCATGAACCGCAATTTGTGGGGCGTGGAAAATTTCCAAGAGATTAAAATCCGGCACACTAAATTCGCTCCGGATCGTTTCGCATACGAAGCCCGCCCGGCTTTGGAAAGCTTCGCGCATGGTGCGACCGCTACATTTATTGAGGGCGTCCAAGCCGCGAAAGCCGCCAAGATTGCGCACGATGATGACAGCCGTTTGGATTTCCTAAGCAAGCGGGCCGGGCTATCCGGACGCATGGCCAAAGCCGCCGCGGCGCGTCACATCGAAGAAGAGGGCCGCCCGGTGGAAACCGTTTGGGATGCCGCCCAAGCGATAACCGCTATCGCCCGGGACATCCCCCACCAAGACGCCCGCATTGAGATCGAACGCAAAGCCGGGGCGCTATTGGATAAGGTGGCCGCGTGATGGTGTTTCTAAATAAAAACCAGCGGGCCGCATTGGCCCGCGTTTGGAAACGCGACGGGCAGGGGATGACCTACCGCCAATTTCGCGCCACTGTGCAACCCGGGCCCGACTGCGTTTTGGTCCAATGGTGCGGGATGTGGCTGGGGATTGAACCCGACGGCTATACGCATTCCTAACCGGCCCCGCTGCCGAACCATAAACCCCGCCACCGTGCGGGGTTTTTTTCTGGGTTTACTTTTTTAAAAGTTAGCGCATAATATCCCATATCCGGAGCAATAACGCGCCGGACAATTACGGAGAAACTAAACATGGCAACTTTTAACATTCGCCCTTCTGATCTTTTATTGGATCGCGTTTTAAACCCAACCCGGGACGCCGACATTGGCGGCGCTCGCCCGGCGGACATTATCGAAGCTTGCGGGATCATCCCCGACTTTTTCGCGGCGGCTTGCTGTAGCACGTCCGAACCGTTGACGCTGGACATCATCGCGGCGGGCATGGACGACGCCTACCAATTCGGCGGCTTTTGTTATCCGTTCGGCGGCAGTCTAAACCACGACGGGGTTTACCAGTCCGAGCATGACATGGACCACGATTTACCCCCGCTCGCATGTTTCACTTTTGAGGGCTTCGAGTGTTTCGTGTATCAATACGGGATAACCGCCATCCGGGACCGGGCAACCCGTGAAGCGAAAATTGCGAGGTTTGACTGATGAACGGCGGACTGTATCCCGATCAACGCGAGCGCGGTGTTTTTTATACTGCGTGCCAATTGCGCGAAGCCGAGCCGGTGGGCTGGGATGACGTCGAGCCCTCTTGGCGTTTGGTGAAGTTTCCCGCTGGCCACGTTGGCACCGTTGTTTCCGTTGATTTAGAACACGCCGAACAAGCCGCGGTTTTTCACTGGGTCAAAAAGCTTGGCCAGTGGCATTGCGCCGAACTAGGCGAAAGCGAGACGCGGTGCGGTGCGCCGATGCTGGGCAATAATTACGCCCGGCACATCCCCGAAGCCGACCGGCGCAAGTGTCCGCAATGCTGGGGGACTGGTCCCGACCGCATCTAATCGCCCCCAGAACCCCACCAAAGCCCGCCCCGTGCGGGCTTTTTTTGTGCCCCGTTTTTGACAGTTAAACACGCCGGGCCCTGCCCCGCGGGCAATCCCCCAAACCTACCGGGCCGCGCACCGTGGGCCGTGGGCCGTCGATCCCGGGCCGCTGGCCGGGTGCCTGGCACCCCAGCCGGTGGAAATTAAACCCCGGGCCGTGGGCCGTGGGCCCCGGACCGTGGCCGGTGAAAGTTAACCCGGGCCGATGGCCGCCGGTCGGTGGCAACTGGCCCCGGGCCGATGGCACCGCCAAGGGGCCCCGGGCTATCGGGTCAAGCGCCGCGGATCGTGGGCCGTGGCCGATTTTTCAGCGCTCGCGCCCCGCCGGTTACTAAGCGAGAGCAAGGGCCATGTTTTTCGCAAATAATCAGCAGTGAAAACGGACGATATTTAACTGTCTTATATTTGTGCTTAAAATCGCATATAATCCGTGCTATGTTTCACGTGAAACATCCAATATTGTTCCACGTGGAACATCTAAAACTGCGTGTGAAAAATTAGCTAGGGGCCCCTATGAGTGCAGCAAGTAATCCGGCCTTGGAAGAAAAAAGATTGAAGCTTGAGCTTCGGCTCGCGCAGATTGAAAAGAACGAAAAGTGCCAAAATGATTTTTTAACTTTCGTGAAAACAGTTTGGCCTGATTTCATCGCCGGTCGTCATCACAAAATCATTGCCGAGAAGCTAGAGCGTGTTGCTCGTGGTGAATTAAAGCGCCTGATTATCAACATGGCACCGCGGCACACGAAGTCTGAGTTTGCATCTTTCCTGTTTCCTGCGTGGTTCATGGGCCGCGACCCAAAGAAGAAGATCATTCAGGCGACGCACACGACCGAGTTGGCGGTGAACTTTGGTAGGAAGACCAAGAATTTGCTTGAGAGTGACGAGTTCAAAGAGATTTTCCCCGAAGTCAAACTGGCGGCGGACAGTAAGGCGAGTGGACGTTGGGACACGAACAAGGGTGGTATGTACTACGCGGTTGGTGTGGGTTCTAACTTGGCGGGTCGTGGTGGTGACTTGGTGATTATTGACGATCCTCATTCGGAGCAGACGGCGATGTCGAGTTCCGGGTTTGATGATGCGTGGGATTGGTACACGGGTGGTCCACGTCAGCGTTTGCAGCCGGGCGGCAGTATCGTTTTGGTTCAGACCCGGTGGTCAGAGAAGGACATGACGGGTCAGTTATTGAAGGCGATGGCCAAAGACCCGTTGGCGGATCAATGGGAAGTTGTGGAGTTGCCTGCCATTTTTGACGATGGGACTCCGTGCTGGCCGGAGTTTTGGTCGATTGAAGATTTGACCGCGGTCCGCGCATCTATTCCGCCGAGCAAGTGGAACGCGCAGTATCAGCAAAATCCTACGGGTGAAGAGAACGCGATCATCAAGCGTGAGTGGTGGCGTTGTTGGGAGAAGGAGAAGGTTCCACAGCTAGAGTATGTTATTCAGTCTTATGACACGGCATTCTCGAAGCGCGAGACAGCAGACTATTCGGCTATAACGACGTGGGGTGTGTTTTATCCCAACGAGGGTGGTTCGGGGCCCAACTTAATTTTGTTGGATAGTAAGAAGGGCCGGTGGGATTTTCCGGAGTTAAAGCAGGTTGCTTTGGATAGTTACCAGTTTTGGGAGCCGGATACGGTCATTGTGGAAGCGAAAGCAAGCGGTATGCCACTGACGCACGAGTTACGAAATATGGGTATACCTGTTGTCAATTTTACGCCGAGTAGGGGTAATGACAAGGTAAGCCGGGTGCATAGTGTGTCGCCTTTGTTTGAGGCAGGGATGGTTTGGGCCCCCGATGAGACTTGGGCGGATGAAATGATTGAGGAGGTGGCGGCGTTTCCGAACGGCGAGCATGACGATTTGGTCGATAGTATGACGCAGGCACTTATGCGATACCGTCAAGGAAATTTCGTCCAGCTACCAACTGATGACTGGGAAGATGAACAAAACCATGCTAAGGTGGTAGCGTATTATTAAATGTAGAATATGGAAGGCTTGCGCATGAACAGAACCGCCGTAAACCTTGGAGCAGGTGGTTTCGTCTCCTACATGGAGGACGGTGGTGCTACTGTAATCGTAGACGATGGTTCAATGCAATTGCAAGAAGCGCCTGAATATGATGAAAAAGGTGTCTTACGTTTTGTATCGGATAACTTCAACATCACGGAGCCCGAAAGAGATATACCACTACCTCTTGGGGCTGACCAACAAAGTGCTATTGGAGCCTCTGGCCAAGCTGGTTCAGAGTTGCAAGAAGTTTTTTATCCCGAAGGGGCCCCGCCCTTTTATGACCAACTTGCAGAGCAATATGGGTATCCTGCTGGGGTTGATCCTCTTTCTGGTCCTCGTCGCTTTGATCGCCCCCGTAGTGATCTTCCTACACCTCAAGAACTACGTGATACGCGTCAGCACATGCTGGCTTCAGCGCTTGCGGCAATGGAATACGGACCACGGACCGCGGCACGTGTGGGCGACCTTAATGAGCTTGGGGCTAATCGGTTACACCAAGCGATGGATAAGCGTAATAACGCGGTGGGTATCTCGTTATTCAAACAGGCGGGTATAAATGCGACGCCTGCGCAGATTGCACAAATGGTGGACAAGACCATACTTGACCAGTTAAATACAATATTAAAGCGGCCCGCAAGCGAGAGATCGTACAAAAGTCCACCGTCGGGTCCAGATGTTTACTTCCCTCGTGATGAGTACCAACGATTCATTAGGGATCATTAGGAGTAGCCATGGCAAATGGTAAACCAAATGCGGGAATGATGGACAGCAATGTCCCTTCTCAGCTTGATCCAGAAGATTTGGCAGCCGAGCTTGAGTTAGAGATTCCTGATTCTCAAAACAACGTCGTCGCAATGATTGACGCAGAGAATGTTGGCGAGATTGAAATCATACCAACGGAAGACGGCGGCGTAGAAGTTGATTTTGAGCCGCAAGACCAGCGCGGCATGAACGAAGATTTTTATGCAAATCTTGCAGAAGAGATGCCGGACCGCGAGTTGACGCGCATTTCTAGTGAACTACTCGGCGAATTTGATGCCAACCGTGCAGGCCGTCAGGAATGGGAAGACGCTTACAAGGATGGTTTAGAGCTTTTAGGTTTTACTTACGAAGAACGCACCCAGCCTTTCCGTGGAGCCTCCGGTGTGACTCACCCGTTGCTGGCGGAAGCGGCGACGCAGTTCCAAGCACAAGCCTTTAACGAGCTGTTACCTCCTTCGGGGCCCGTCCGCACTGTTGTGATGGGTAGGGAAACGACTGAGAAGCAGCAGCAAGCCATGCGTGTGCGTGGCTTTATGAATTACTACATCACCAATGTGATGGAAGAATACACGCCAGATATGGACCAAATGCTGTTCTATCTGCCGTTGGCGGGTTCGACGTTCAAGAAGACGTACTATGACGAGACGCTAGGTCGTGCGGTATCCAAGTTTGTCCCTGCGGAGAATTTGATTGTCCCGTATGACACCGCGGACCTCGAAACATGCCCCAACATCACCCAGATTGTACGCATGTCGCTTAATGATTTACGCAAGCGTCAGATTGCGGGCATGTATTTGGACGTTGAGGTGCTGCCTGCACAGAAAGAAATTACGCAGCTAGACGGCGAGTTCGACAAGATCGAAGGCCAAGAGCCTAACCAGATTGATTATGACTGCACCATCCTTGAGTGCCATGTCGATTTGGACTTAGAAGGTTACGAAGAGTTAGATGACGACGGTGAACCTACTGGCATCAAGGTGCCCTACATCGTTACGATTTCAGAAGACAACGGACAAATTCTGTCGATCAGACGAAACTATCGTGAAGAAGACCCGCTCAAGAAGAAAATTGCCTACTTCACCCATTTCAAGTTCCTCCCCGGATTTGGGTTCTATGGGCTAGGTCTTATTCACACGATTGGTGGTCTGTCTCGGACCGCCACAGCGGCACTGCGACAGTTGATCGACGCTGGTACGTTGTCCAATCTCCCAGCGGGCTTCAAGGCCCGCGGACTACGGATCAGGGACGACGATGACCCGTTGCAGCCGGGTGAGTTCCGCGACGTGGACGCACCGGGTGGGGCTATTCGCGATAGCCTTATGCCGCTGCCTTTCAAGGGCCCGGACCAAACGCTCTTTAATTTATTGGGCTTTGTAGTACAGGCCGGTCAGCGCTTTGCGACGATCACGGACCTTAAGGTAGGTGACGGTAATCAGCAGGCTGCGGTAGGCACGACTATTGCCATGATGGAACAAGGCTCGCGGGTCATGAGCGCTGTACACAAGCGCCTGCACTACGCGATGCGTCAGGAGTTTAAGATTCTTGCTCGCGTGATGAGTGAGAGCTTGCCGCAAGAGTATCCGTACTCGGTTGCGGGCGGCGACCAGACGATCATGGCGTCTGACTTTGACGACCGTGTGGATGTGGTTCCTGTAAGTAACCCTAACGCATTTAGTCAGTCACAGCGGATCATGTTGGCGCAGACTAAACTACAGCTCGCGACCCAAGCACCAGAGATACATAATCTGCATGAAGTGTTCAAGGATATGTACGAAGCCTTGGGCGTGACCGACGTAGATCGGATTATGAAGTCTGTGCCTGCGGAAGAGGCAGAGCCTATTGATCCGGCACAAGAGAACATCAACGCATTGGATATGTTGCCGCTGAAAGCGTTTGAGGGTCAGAACCATCAGGCGCACATCATGGCGCACTTGGTGTTTGGATCGGGACAAATGGTCGCAGCGATGCCTCCGGTTGCGATGGAATTGCAGAAGCACGTGATGGAGCATGTACAGATCGCGGCCCGCGAACAAGCGGCTGTGGCGTATCTGCAACAGGTACAGCAGACCGGACAGGCAGCTTCGGACGAAGAGATGTTGGAAATCGAACGTCTGACGGCGCAGTTTGTTGCTGAAGGTATGCAGCAGGTCAAAGAGCTTTCTGCCCAGCTATCGGGTGCAGGGGCCCCGGACCCACTTGTACAGCTCAAGGAGCAGGAGCTTCAGATCAGGGCGCAGTCCGATCAAGCGGATCAGCAGATCGACCAAGCCAAAGTACAGTTGGACGCACAGAATCAGCAAATGCGGTCGAATCAATTCGATCAGCGTTTGGCATCACAAGAGCGTCAGACACAGGCTCGTATCGACGCCGCTATGCAGCGTGAGCTATTGAAAAACCAAGGTGGGCCCCAGCAATGATGAGCAAGAGTTTGACATATGCTTATGCTGAAGGTGGTGCGGTTGAACCTGAACTGTACACGCCTGAAGAGATTGAAGCGTACAATCAAGCAAACAATACAAACTTTAGCACGGGCACTCAATTTTATAAGGTAAACCCGGTTACTGGTGAGAGGGGTATATTTTTTCTTACGCAGCAAACTGGTTATCAAGATGCGTCAATTTTGGGAAACAGTAATGAAGAAACCGCGGCAATCAACGCGGGTTTGACTTTCGGTGGCGGCGGTGGTGGCCGAAGCGGAGACGGTAGCCCGGACAGCACCGTTTACAATCCAAATCAAATTACGAGTGTTACGCAAGGCGGCATTGGTTTTAGCGGGAACCCTGAGCATTTCTCAACAACCCCTGCGACTAATACGACGCCCATAACCAATCCATCGGGCACGTCTTCGGCAGCGACTTCTTATCCAGATATAAATGTATCGCCGGGTAATGTAGCTAGTGCATTTGGTCCATCTAATTTTGATTTCAACGCGCCACCGCCACAAACTTATGACGTAATGGTTCCGTCTACGACTGCCGGGATGTATGTCCCTCCAACGCAACAGGGGTTAGGATCGTTTTCTAACTCCGTCTTCGATGGGTATTTGATGTATTCTAATCCCATAACGGAAGAATTTATTAGACCCACAGGAGGTTAATATGAAAGGTAAAGTAAAATACATGGGTTCTGCACCCAAGGACGCGCCGAAGGCGGTCGAGTATGCAGATATTAAAGGTCAGGGACGTGTGCCTTATGGCAAGACTGCACCTGCGCCTATGGCTGGCGATAAGCCTCGCAAGATGAAAATGCGTGGAACGGGTGCCGCTATCAAGGGCACGGACTTTATGGGTTGTTGATATGCCGCTCAAGAAAGGCAAAAGCCGCAAAACGATAAGTAGCAACATTAGTAAGTTGCGTGACGAAGGTTATGAACAGAACCAAGCGGTGGCTATTGCTTTGTCTAAGGCGGGTGAAACCAAAGCCAAGCGCATGGCAAGGGGCGGCGTTGTAAAGGGGTTTAGTCCCATTGCTCGGCCCCAAAGGTTTCAAGGAGTATTTTAGATGGTGGACTTTACTAGATTTATGGGAAGAGGCAATTTAGAGCCGCGGTTCGCGCCTATGCCTATTGCCACACCGGCCCCCACTCCAGTAGCGCCTCCGCCTGCTCCGCTTCCTAGCGTTGAGCCTGCTCCGATGCCTGCTCCGGTAGCGCCTTTACCGACGCCAATTCCTAGTTTTGCACCCGATCCAATGAACATTCCGGGTTTGCCGCAGTTACCTATGCCTGCGCCCGTTCCTCCGGTTGCACAGCCTGCTCCCGTTCCAGCACCAGTTCCTACACCTGTACCGCTGCCACAAGTGGAGCCTATGCCACCGGTCAAGCCACTGCCGACAACTCCGCCAATTATGGAGTTGCCAAATGTGCCTCCGTTTCCGGTAACGCCGCCTCCGATGGTTGAGCCCGTACCTACCCCAGTACCTGCTCCCACGCCAATTACACCGCCTCCGACGCCACCGACACCGGTAGCACCGCCTCCGGCTGTTCCTCCACTTGATATGGCACCGCCTCCGGCTGTTCCTCCACTTGATATGGCACCGCCTCCGGCTGTTCCTCCTTTTGAAATTGCGCCGGGACCGGTTCCAACTCCGGTGACTCCACCTCCTTTACCGCCACGGGAGCCTCCGATTCCACCAATGGAGGTTGCGCCGGGACCGGTTCCAACTCCGGTGACGCCGCCACCGCCGCCACCAAGTATGGTTTTACCGCCTGAGTTGCAAGATGCACTAACGGGCATTGAAACCTTAGCTCCGGATGATTTTACTGCTCCTGTGGCCGACGTTATACCATTACCAGACGGTAATAATTTTAACGTCAACGAAATACAGCCTAATTTCGGAGCGGGTATGACGATGGGCGATATTTTGTTAACAGAGCCCGGAGAAATAAGGCTTCCGGAAGGTGTGGACACCACTCTGCCAGACAATACGGTAGATTTTGGTTATGGCGCGGTTAATGTGGAAGACCTTGCTGCCATTGGTGTACCCGGATTTGGCTTTGATGCTGAAACGGGAGAAGTAACGTTTGATGCCGATGAAATGGTCGGCGCAGGAGGCAGGGAAACCGCAGCCGCGGGCCGCTCTTACACCCCAACTTTCGATAACATGTATACCTATCCGGAAGACGATTTTACTTTCGGGGGCGGGGATACCGGAGGCACTACCGGAGGCACTACCGGAGGCACTACCGGAGGCACTACCGGTGGCTACACCATGGTAGACACAAACAACAACGGTATTGATGATCGTGCTGAAGATTATATTGACGGACGCGAAGGCGTTGATGTAGGTGGAAACACTGGTGGGACTACCACTGGAACAGGTACGACAGGCGGAAGCACGTCTGCTGGAACGGGTACAACCTCTGGTTACGGCTCTTGGTATGATGATTTAAGCGACGAGCAAAGAGCCGCGTTTGACGCGTGGATGGCAAATAACGCGAATAATGGCGTAATTACGACACCGTTTGGCACTTATAACATAAATCAATATACTGGGGCGGGTTCAGGAACAACGACTATTACGCCCGCAGAAAGTAACTTTCAATTTACCGCAGGCGTTCCTGCGGGTTCAGGTCAAAATGTTTCTGTAGCGACGGAATACGCTTTACCCGGAACAGTTGCTCCCCGCGCCCCCGCGGATAATCCTTTTGAGCGTCCTGAAACGCAAGAGGGTATTGGCTCTTTAGCTGGCGGCGGATAATATAACTTTTTAAAAAGTTAACCCTATGCTACATTGCGGGCGTAAAATGTAGTGTAGGGGGCAACCAAATTGATTGCAGAATTAGCCGCTTTTAATGCTGGATTTGCAGTCGTTAAACAGTTTGTTGCTAATGGCAGAGACTTAGGCGACGCCATGGGCGCAATCGGCCAAATGGTCGGTGCTAAAGAAGAACTACAAAAACGCGGTGAAAAAAAGAAAAGAAGCGTTTTGTCGGTCCTCGGCGGAAAGACTGAAAACGACTTTGAAGAGTTCATGGCGCTTGAAAAAATCAAGCAGATCGAAAAAGAACTCGAATCAATGATGAAGCTGTATGGCCGTGCGGGGCTTTGGGACGATTGGATGCGTTACCAAGCAGAAGCGCGTAAACGCCGTAGACAGCAAGCCCTAGAAGAACGACAGCGTAAAGAGCAGATGTGGGAATACATCGGTTGGTTTCTTGCTGCAACTATTGTTCTTGCGGGCTTTGTTGGCATGTTTTTGTGGCTTAAATGGCTGCGGGACGGTGTGTTATGGTAAGAGCGGGTAACAAGTATGAGGCATTTGATTTGAATGACGATGGCGTCATAGACGATCAAGAAATTAAACGTAGCCAAGAAATGCTTGAACTAGAGTTACGCGAAGAAAAAGCGGAAGCTCAAAAACGTATGGCATGGGTTGCTTTATCTAGTGTCGTTTTGTTTACCGTAGTCTTGTTTACTCCTGTTGTTTCTGAAAGCCGTGTCAACGCGTTAGGAGATTTGTTGGGCCTGTTTTACATAGCTCAAGCGTCCGTCGTAGGTTTTTATTTTGGCGCTTCTGCATACATGAGCCGCAAATAACTCTTTATAGAATTAAAAATCCGGTATAAGATTAAATGCGGGAAATCTTAGGAGGTTTCGATGTTACAAGCATTAATCGGACCGGTAACCGGTCTTCTTGATAAGTTTATAGAAGACAAAGACCAAAAAGCTGCCTTGGCGCACGAGATTGCGACGATGGCGGAAAAACATGCCCATGAAGCCAACATGGGTCAGTTAGAAATCAATAAAATGGAAGCCCAGCACCGATCTATTTTTGTGGCGGGCTGGCGACCCTTTTTGGGGTGGGGGCTTTCGTTTGCCATGATCTGGCATTTTGTTTTAGTTCCAATGATTACTTTTGGTTTTGCATACGCCGGAATGGCTGCACCAGAGCTACCAGCTTTTGATATGGACAGTTTGATGACCGTCCTGCTAGGTATGCTGGGGCTGGGTGGATTACGCACCTTTGAAAAATCGAAAGGACTTACCAAATGACGTTTAAGTTGTCGCAACGTAGCCGAGACAAGTTAGAGGGCGTAGATGCTGGGCTTGTTGCGGTCGTTGATTACGCCATTGCGGTTACTAAAATAGACTTTGGGGTCATCTGTGGCCTGAGAAGTATCGAAGAGCAACGTGAGCTTGTTGCAAAAGGCGCAAGTAAAACGCTGAAGTCTAAGCACATTGACGGGTATGCCGTAGACCTTATGGCTTACATTGGCTCTCGTGGATCGTGGGAACTTAACATTTACGACGAAATCGCTGACGCCATGAAAGAAGGGGCGCAAGCCGCGGGCGTTGGTGTACGTTGGGGTGCTGCTTGGCACATTCCGGACATCCGGGATTGGGACGGCACTATGGAAGAAGCTATGAACTCTTACGTCGATTTACGGCGTTCACAAGGTCGTCGCCCGTTTATTGATGCCCCGCATTTTGAAT